CGGGAATAATGCAGGCGTTTTTTGAGCGACTCAAAGCAGCCGATCTTAACTCTGATATAGCATGGTCCAACATGCCATTTACGAACAAGGAAGGTAATTGGCTGGAAGTCATCCACCAGCCCAATGATGGCATTGACCAAGCTATAGCGGCTGGCACAGTTATCAAACAAGGGCTTTTTACAGTCATTGTGCATTGCCCGAAAAACGGCGGCGCTTTCAAAAACAACGAGATAGCGGCGGAAGTTGCCGCAGTATTTCCAAAGCTAACTGTGCTCGATGATGTACGAGTTACTCGCGCACCATTCACAGGTAGCTTGCAAATCACAGACGTAGATGCTGAGCTGGCTTTAACGGTTAGTTACAGCGGCTAAAATCATGCTATTATAAGCGCGTTGATCAACAAACAAAGAGGCTATACCCATGTCAAAAGTATTTACCACCGCAGGCGCTACGATTGGTGTAGTCGCTGACACACCCGCAACACTAACCCAAGCTGGCTTTGAAGCGTTAACCTATGCTCTAGTTGGTGAGGTAACCGACTTCGGCGAATTCGGCGTAGTTTACGAGCTAGTAACGCATAACCCAATCGGCACGCGCCGCACGGTTAAGCGTAAAGGCACAAAAAACAATGGTGCCGTCGATATGGTTATCGGTCGTGATCGTAGTGATGCTGGTCAAATCGTGTTGCTCGCTGGCGCTGATGGCGCTAACACTGATGAGGTGCACAGCTTTGAAATCACCTTGCAGAACGACGATAAGATATATTTCACGGGTCAAATCATGTCATTCACTGACAACTTGGGCAGCGTGAACAACATCGTGCAGGTCGGATGCCAGATTGAGATCGACGACATCGTAGATGCGCCGGATGTATAACATGATTGATCTATCTATTTTCGACCTCGAAACTAGGGCGGAGGGCGGCTTTACAGTCGCCATTCACCACCCATCAACCTATAAGCCCGTTGGAATTGAGATCGATGTTTATGGCATTGACTCAAAGACGGCGGCGGCTGCACAGAAGCGCATGGCCTCGGCTATCGCTGATGGCGCGGATAAAGAATCGGCACAGATGGTTTTTTTGGCTGAGTGCACAAAGGGCTGGCGCGGCATTGCTGATTCAGGTAAAGAGGTTGCATTTAGTGCCGACAAAGCAGCCGAAATTTATCGCAAGTACAAAGCTATCCGCGAACAAGTCGACGTTGCAATTGCTCAGCGCTCGCGGCTTTTTACGAACGAGAAGGACGCCTAATCAAATGGGTGCGTCATGCAGCTTGGCTAAATAGCGCACCCAATAAAAACGACTCAAGGACGCGATACGAAAGATTTAAGGCGGCGGGAAGCCAAATGGCGAACCTACCGGATTTAAAAGAGCTGGCCTACATTGCTGACATAGCACAGGATTTAGGCATAGCAAGAAAAGACGCGATAAGCTGGCAAGAAATAGCGGCTTATAGCGAGTGCTCAGGAATAAACCTCACCCGATGGGAGTCAACTACTTTGCGTAAAATGTCACAGGCTTACATCGACCAAGCTATAAAATCACAAGACCCCAAGTGCCTAGCGCCTGCTTTCTTCTCGTCAAAAACCGTTGAGCAAACACGCGAGGACGTAGATAAAAACATACGCAGAACACTATCGGCGAGGGCTGCTAAATGACAACAGATATTGCAAAGCTAGGGCTTGAGGTTGATAGCTCTGGACTGGTTCGCGGTCGTGACGAACTAGGCAGATTCGATAAATCGGCTAAAAATACCGAGACTCGCGCTACCAGCTTGAGTGGCTCATTCGGCGGACTAAACACGGCCGTAAAACTAGCAACAGCGGCTATGGGTGGATTAACGCTAGGGCGCATCATTGGCGAGTTTGCGGATTTTGAGCAAGCCATGCTGGGTGTTAAAGCCGTATCCGGTGCAACAGCCGATCAAATGGATCGACTCACCGCACAGTCCCGAACGCTTGGCGCGACTACGATATTTTCGGCGCAGCAAGCGGCAGAGGCGCAAAAGTTCTTAGCACAAGCAGGCTTTGAAGTTAACGACGTGCTCGCAGCAACGCCCGGTGTTTTGCAGCTAGCGACAGCGGCCAGTCTAGACCTAGCAAGCGCGGCTGATATTGCATCAAACGTGCTATCAGGTTTCAGAATGCCGGTGCAGCAGCTTAGCCGCGTAACCGACGTGCTAGCCAAAACAGCAGCAAGCGCGAACACTGATGTAAGCCAATTAGGTCAAGCGCTATCATTTGCCGCGCCTATCGCAACAGCGGCAGGAATTAGCATTGAAGAGACCGCAGCCGCCATTGGTGCGCTATCAGATGCAGGCTTACAAGGTAGTCGAGCGGGTACGGGCTTGGTCGGCGTTATTCGTCAGCTTTCAAACGTAACACCTAACGCACAGAAAGCGCTTGAGAAATACGGCTTAACTACTGATGACGTAGATCTAAGTACGCGCAGCTTACAAGAAGTTATCGAGACGCTTGGCGGCGCAAACATTAGCGTTGCTGATAGCTTTGTTATTTTCGGGAGCGAAGCAGGATCAGCGGCGCAAATCTTGACGGGTACGGCCGACCGAGTAAAAGAGCTAACAGCGGCCAACCGTGATGCTGAGGGGTCAGCTAAGGCAATGGCTGACATAATGGGCAGCGGCTTACGTGCGTCCATTAAGAGCCTTAACAGCGCTGTTTCAGAAGCCGTGTTGCAAATGGGCGACACTCGCGGCGCGCTTGGCGGCTCTATGCAGTTCATTATCGAATCAGCAACGGGTATTATTTCGGTTTACAACGGCATGCTACCCGAATTTTCCAAGGCTAACGACCTAAGCCAGCGGCAGGCAGCAAGCCTAACCGCCACGGCAATAGCTTTGCAATCCGTAGCAGCGGGCGCGGCAACTATCGCTGGACTAACACTAGCCATTCGCGGCGCTACCGTAGCGCAAATTGCATTTAATGCAGCAGCAAAGGCAAACCCTTACGCACTGTTAGCGGCTGGCGCAGTGGCTCTAGTAACAGCATTGATTCAAGTGAGGCAAGCGAATGAAGATCTAGTAGATGTATTCAAAGAGGCGGCAACATCCTCCGAAGCATACGAGGCGTCACAGTCAAGATTGCCAGCGCTTGCAAGCGAAATAAACAAAATCACCGAAAAGCGGCTAGAAGTACAGCAAAAAATAGCAGCACTAGAAGAAAGCGACAGCGCCATAGCTCAGCGCCGAAAGGCCAGAATGAGCGAGGAGCAACTAGCAGAGATCGAAGCGTTTAGGCTTGAACAGCTAAAGCCTTTGCTCGCAGAAGAGGACGCTTTACGCAAGCGCTACCATGCTCTTACTGATGCGCGCCGTGAAGCTGATATGGCCGAAACTCAGCGCATAGAAGAGGCGAAACAAGCAGAGCAAACCGCAACGCTAGAGGCTGAGCAAGCCGTAGAGGATGAGCGCGAACGATTGGCAGCAGAGCGCAAGGCTAGAGCGGAAGAAATCGCACGGCTAGAAGCTGAGCAAGCGGCGACAGAAAAGGCGACCATGCAAACTGGCGTTAGTAACTTGCGCGCCTCACTTGACGAGCAAGATTCCGCCATGGCGCGAACAGCTTATGATGCTGGCGTGATCGAGAGCGAAAAGGCGCTAACTGAGTTGCTAGTAATGATCGGCGAAGAGCGAACCAGTCGGCTCGTTGAGCTTGAGCGGGATAGAGTGGCCGAGCAGAAAGCAGCAAGAGAAGAGGCAGAAAAAGCGGCTCGCACTGAGAAAGCATCCGAAATGGCAGCGGGCGCGCTGGACACAACAGACCCAGAAGTAGCAAGGCTGCAAGCGCAAATCGACTTTTTGAAGCAGGCTAGGGATGAAGGGCTAGAGATAGAAGCCAGCTATGCTGACGCAATCGCAGAGCTGAGCGAGCGGAAATCGGAGCGGCTAATCGCCATTGAGCAGGACAGAGCAAGGCAGATAGCAGCTATTGAGGCTGATTTGCGAAATCAAGTGATGCGATCAACGCAGCGAACATTTAATGCGCTTGGCGGCATGGCCGTTGACTACTACAGCAGAAAAGGAAAGGAAAGCGAAAAAGACTTTGAGAAGGCCAAAGATATAAACGGGAAGTTGATAGCGTCGAATACTGCGCTCGGTGTAATGAATGCACTGGCTACAGGTGCACCGGGCGCGCGATGGCTTGAGGCTGCGGCTATTGGTGCCGAAGGGGTTAGGCAGTTTGCAAATAATAACGCCTCACAGTTCGGCGGCAGCGATATTAGCGCGCCTAGCATGGGGCCTGTAACATCAACAAGTAACGTGAGTAATAACGTAACAATAAATGTAACTGGCGGTAACACTGATGATGTTATTAGGGCGGTACAGCAGTACCTAAATTCAGACGGCCAATTCATTACGGATTAAGGGCGAGACATGATAAACATTGCGGTAGCTTTTTTACCAACCAAATCACCGATAACCCCAACCCCAGACCCTACGGAGTTTTTTACCATCGACATGGTGGCAACCAAGTTTGATAGAATTGCCGATGTAAACGACAAGCAACTAACAACGCTCGATGGGCGCTACAGAAAAATAGTTTATAGCGACACAAACAAAATAAACATAGAGGTTGTCGAAGGTAAGTACCTTGACGGATCGCTAGACCCGCTCGACGACAGCGCTATGACGATGTTCTTTAAGTCGGTACGATCAGGCGAAATCTTTTTTATCAGCGACCTAGACAACGCTAACGCGCTCGTAGAGGTGCAGATGGTCGGCAGGGAGTCGCGCAGTCGTGTTAGTGCCGTAGATGTGGCAAAATTCCGTTATCAGTTCACTGTCCGTGAGGTTATCCAGTAATGCGCACTTTTACGCCTGAATTTGCACAAGCCCTATTTGAAGAGCGCAACCCTGTTGTTGTAGCTCGCATTGAAACATCGACCCGTGACATTTGGCTAACCTCACACCAAGTTACAGTGCCTAGCGCAGTTGTTGACATCGTGATTCAGTCGTGCATTGTCAGTGCGACAGGTGCAAGCCAAGACATAACGCCGGAACGCGGCTTTAGCACTATCGGATCACAGTCTATCGTGTTTAGTGACGTAGGCTTTACTGATGCCTTGCGTGATTTGCTACTCAACAACAACCGCACCATATATAACGCCAAGACCACGACGTACTGGGGGCTGGAAGGCTTAGATTTTACTTACTTCGCTTATGCGCCGCCAATGTACGTGATGAACGTCGAAAACGACGAGCTAAGCTATACGCTAACGCTTAACGACGCTCAACGCTTTACCAAAAAATCGGCGTTTGGTGATCGACCTACTGCTGTTGTGCTATCGGGTATTGGCACGGGCAACGGCACGCTAGGCGTAAACTCAACGGCTGGCTTTGATCTGGTGCAGCACGGCGATGACTGGTTCGGCAATGCGCCCAATTCGATGGCTGGCTATCTAAAGGTTAAGGGTACATTCGAGGGCGAGGACGTAGTAGAATACTTGCGATACAACAGCAAGACTGCAACCACGTTTAATATCGTTGAGCGCGGCGTATTCGGCACGCGAACCATTGACCTAAAATCATCAACTGGCAATAGCAAAGTCGAGGTTGAGGAGGTCGTTTACCTTGCCCTGCCAGCGCCTAAGATGATTCTGGCGCTACTCACAAATGATCTTTACGGCCAAGTAGGTCAAACTATACCGTCGCACTGGGGCGCTAACATTAGTTCGCTACTGGTTGATGTGGCTAGCTTTGAGCCTGAAAACGTAGGCGATGATATATGGGGCATCGATCTAGAGTTTATCGACCTAGAGGAAACCGACATAAAACGCTTTTTGGCTGAGCAGTGCTTGAGCGTGCTTAACCTTTATTTGCGTATCGATGCCGAGGGTGAGCTATCGCTAGAGCGGTTCGGATCACTGAGTGACTCTAGTCCTTCCGGAACTCTAATCACTTACGAAAACATGCTCGATGCGCCTAAGATAAGTCGCGATGTGCAGCACATTCGAAACAACTTCCTGATCAAGTGGGAGTATCGGCCCAATGAAGAAAGATATGCACGATCACAGATTTACATTGATGATGACAGCATAACCCGCAATGAAGGCTATATCAGCCAAGCCAAAATAGTCGAACTTCGCGGCATCCGTAACATAAGCCGCTATAGTGGTTTGACAGTTAACCTTCTGGCCCAGTCTATCAGGGCGCGATTCAGTGATGCGGCCATAACCTTTACCGCTAACATTCTGATGCGCGATTCAGCCAAAATAGAGGTTGGCGACATCGTAACTGTTGCGCTCGAAAAGCAGCCGTTCGAAAGCTCCGACGAATACTTTCAGGGTGCTATGGAAGTACAAGGCATTACTTGGGACTTCCTAGGCGGCACGGCATCGCTCAAGCTATTTACCAACACAGGCAGAGCCACAGGCTTAACGCTGGAAGAAGGTGATGACGCACTAGACCCAATTGACCACACTGGATGGACTAAGCTTGCTACGGGCTCGCTAGGCACTGTGGCGGGCAATGACTTCTTGGTTGCCAATGGCGCTAGCTTCCCAGAAGGCAAATACTGGTTTGACGGTGACATTGTTTTCGACGCAATAGCAACTCCAAGCTTTCAATGCTTTATCAATCGCTCAGTGGTGTTCGACTGCCGTGACTTCGAGATGCGTGGGAGCGCAAAAATAAACGGCGTCGCAAGAGGTATTGCTGGCCAGCAAGGCGGCTACGGCGGTGATGACACTGGCGACAATGGCTTATACGTTGGTAGAACAAACAAAATACTGTTTAGCGACTATTACTACCAACATAGGGAGCGTAACTCAACAGTGGGCGCTTTCGTACCAATGAAAGACCCTAACTTGCAGTCAATAAAGCCTAGAGTTGACCGAACCAATAAGCTGATTGGATTGCCGTTAAAACTGTACGGTAATGGATCGGCTCGCGGCGGTCAGCGTGAAGACTGGGATGGTAGCGTAATACTTGGTGGTGCGGCTGCCGCTGGCGGCGCTGGGTTGGCTGTGGTTTGTGAAAACTTTATCTATGACTCGCTAAATTATGATCCGGTGATTGATACGTCCGGCGGCAATGGATCGGGAGGATCGTCGGTGACTGTTTCGGGTGCTGGAAGCTTCTGGTCTGGTCGATCTGGTTTCGGATGGCCTGGCTTGCTATTAGCGTTTATCAAAAACTCATCAAGCCCTAAGCCGATACTAACTGACATTCACGTCGCTAAGATCGGGGAAACCTCGACTTTAGGCGGTACGTACCCGTCAAACGGCGACCGCAACTACAGGACTATAGGTGGAACTAATTACATACCTCGAAGCAATAACTTTAACCTTCGAGCTACACTAAAAGGCCGCGACGTTGCGAAAGAGCAGCCCGTCAACCTTGCGACCTACGTTAAGAAAGATTCGGATTCAGCGCCCGTTGCTGGTGTCGATGTGCCTAAGTCAGCACAAGCCGCAACACTAGTGCTGCAAGAGGCGCTCAACACACCCGAGACACCTAAAGGCGATCAAAGCACAATAACCGTAACCGCCGTACCGCAAGTCGATGACACGGGCTTTCAATACGCCTTGTTTGAGTATCGCTTGCAGGGCAAGCAGCAATGGGTACCCATAGCTTACGACATACGCACCGAGGCGACTGTAACTGTCACCAGTAGCGGCGATACTTACGAGTTTAGGGCAACCAGCTATAACAACGTTGGTCGAGCGGGCGGAACAACCGTCGAATCAATAACAGTAACGAATGTTAACCGAAACACCGACACGAGTGCAGGCGGTCAAGTGGGTGCGCCTGCTGAGATTACCGTCCCGTCAATCAAGCGGCTAGAACTGGTTAACCGTATCATCGAAGACGTTTGGGATAAGTTCAAATCGGGCAATGCTGAATTTAGATGGGCTAAACTGTCTAACACACTGGGCGGCTCAATCATTCAGTTAAACGGCACGACTGACTTGCATTTTCAGGGTTACAACATACGAATCAAAGATGTGTCGGGTAAGATTTTGCGTGAAGAACAAGTGCGAGATAGTTTTTATACGTACACCTACGATGAGAACAAGAAGGACACAGGCGGCAACCCTGTTCGTAAGTTTAAGTTCGAAGTGCAAGCCGTTGCAACCACAGGCCATGTGAGCGCGTGGAATGGCTTCGAGGTTGAGAACCCTGCGCCTGCTGCACCGAGCGGGATAGCCTTTGAAGTGAGCTACACGACCATAGCGATTCGGTTCAATCTACCGACTGACGTTGACTTTGTGGGCGTGGATTTGTTTTTTGTCGAAGGTGCTGGCGATCCGTATGCAGCGACACCAAGGCGGTTAAGCGGCAATAGCGCGCTACTAGAAGGGCTAAATCAAAACACGCAATACACTATCGGCTTGCGTAGTGTTGACCAGTTCGGCACAGGCGGGCAAGTCAGTGCGTTTAGCGTGACCACTAACGACCTTAACGCGGCAGATGTGACGGGGCTTGGGGCTTGGGCTACTGAGGATGAAGTGAGTGCGGCGTTCGTTAGCCAATATATGGCTAGCGGCTCTATTTCGTCGGCACTGATTGCGCAAAATGCGGTTATAGCCGAGAAGATAGCGGTAGGCGCTGTAGAAAGCTAGCGGCTCAAGCGGTCACCAATGCCAAGCTAGCTAATTTGGCGGTTGATGCTGCAAAACTTGCCGATAGTGCTGTGACTGCAACAAAAATAGCCAACCTAGCCGTAGGTAATGCTGCAATACAAAACCTAGCTGTTACTAATGCCAAAATCGGCGATGTTGAGGCGGGCAAAATCACAACCGGACAAATCGACGTAACCGTTGACATTGGCACTGGTGTTCGATTAAGCGGCGCTAGCGGCACCGTACAGACGCAAAACAGCGGCTACGCTATGACTATGGGCGCTCACTCTATCGATGGCACCACATACGTTTTAAGCGCTGCTGATGGCGAGGTGGTCAACTTTGCCGTACTGTCTAACGGTAG